TCGATTGCGGAATAGGCCAGGAAAAATTCGTAGTCGTCGTTGCCATTTTAAGATACCACTCCAATCGCGTTTAACCAGGTAAGTGTAGAACTTAGGCTGCTCCAAGTTTCGGCGACACTCACCTGTTCCCATTTAACTGCAACCTGATTAAATGCCACTGGCGAAGCATTAAAGGTAAGTTGCAAACCATTATATGAAGCTCTAAACGACCAGCCCTCGACATAACCCTGAAATACGCCATTGGTTGCAATATTGCCAGGCAGGTTTTCTATTTGAACTGGTAGCCCCATAAATATATTTATCAGCGCGTCGCGATCTGTATTGTCTAATTCCGGATTGCCTAAATCGTATGTGATTGACTGAAACCGTTGATAAGGAACTGAGCGCAGACTTACGTATCTTTCAGCTAGTGAAGTCGCATCTGCTGATTTGCTAATATTCCAATTTTCGCTGACTGCATAAAGACCATAACTTGTCTGACTTGCCGCATCCTCTTTGGTAACGCTAGACCCGTAATTATTGCCATAATTTAGAATTAACTTATTACGAACGTCGCCAACTCGCTGCGTCGTGGAAATGCCATTAAATGCCGCCTGGTTGGCATCGATTGTCGTATAGCCATTGGCAGCCAAATAATCCTGTCTGTGGGTCGTATCGGCATAACCAATATTTCCGTTGGCATCCTCATAAATATAACCAAATGCGCTAGTTGCTATTTGGCTTACTAAATCGTAAAGGATTGTGCTGGAAGCTGTGCGAGCAATCATTTCGTAATCACCCGGCTGGTCAATTTCGCCTAGCCCTTGATTTTGAGCATTTGCCCAAGTAATTGTTGGATCATAGCTTGCCCAAGTCTGCGAAGCTGATACGTTTGTCCAGGTTCCTAATAGGTAATTATCAAGCAAGTCATATATTTGGTTTCCGTCATAATTCTTGCTCAATACGCCATCCGTAATAATTTTAGTTAATTTGGCCAGCGCACCCGTAGCGGTAACGGTGGCATTTGTAACCACAGCTGCTGATCCAGCATTCTGCACGCCAATATTTATATCGCTGACCCAACCGCCAAAGATAGGCACGAAAGTCCCAGCGGAATCTTTAACTTCGATTGTTAGTTGATAATTGATTCCCCAGTCATAAACGGAATTATCAAGGTTGATTAAATTTATTTGGCAATAGCCCGCATTAGCTTGACTAAAAATATCCGTTCTGCCAGATGTGATTGTTAAGTTAGCAAGCGTCGCACCTGTTACGACTGTGCCATCTATGGATACTTGCCATTCCGGTGTCCAAACGGTCATAGTCCAGCAAGCATTCCTGCTCCGGCAGTGCCGCGATAAGTGCCATTATTAAATGCTTGAATGACTGAATTAGTAAAGCCCGCTTCATCGATAATCGATGGAGCATTAACATTGACTGTTACCGTCGGCGTTTGTGTAGGCAAAGTAGGCAAGATGCTTGCGCCCGGAGTATTAGCTGCTGAAGTGCCAATTTTAGGTAAAGATGCAATAACGCTAGAAGCTCCAACCACGCCTGTTGAGCCTGTCGAACCACCACCACCGCCGCCTGTTGATGGCGGCGTAATTGTAGGAACTGAAACGCTAGGGACGTTTGTGGAAATTTTAGGAATGCTAATTGTTGGACTTGAAACTGTTGGAATAGTTGGAATATTAGGCAATATCGGTATTCGATTATAGGCTTCAATAAGTTTATTGATTAAGCCAATAGCACCATTGACGACTGTTGCAATACCGCCAGCGACTTTACCAATAATATCGATTACTCCAGACGCGACTTTACCAACGACCACTAAAGCACCTGCAAATGCGCCAGTTAAGACTGGAACGACGTAAGTGCCAATAATGTCCCCAAATGCTTTGAAAGCGTCCTTGTTACGCATAATCGCATCTATGACTGGATCAATTGCGTGTTCCTTTAGCCAAGTAAATGCTGGCACGACTTTGGTATCAATCATATTAAATAGACTTAGCAGAATAGGAATTATTTTATTACCGACTGATTCCTGGAATTCAGCAAAGCGTTGCTGCATGATTGCTATTTTGCCTTGAAAGGTATCTGCATTTCGAGCTGCTGCGCCACCGAATAAATCACTAAGACGTGCCTGGACTTCAGTAAATGACTTGCCTTTTAATTCTGTGGATGATAAACCAACGCCTAATTTGCCAAGTGCGGTCGTCTGTCCGTCGTAGGCTTTACCAAGTGCATTGGCTACTGATTCGACGCTCTTGCCCGTTCCGGCGCTAATATCCAAAGCAAGCTGTAATAATTCTTGCGACTTAGTAACGTCATTTGTCGATAGCGTTAAGCGACCCATAGCGGCACGCAAAGTCGTATCGGATACGCCAGTTGCCATTTGCATTTTGGATATAAATGCTTCAGTTTGTTTAACTGCATCGGCAGTCGCGCCAGCTGCATTTTCCAAAGTCTTTGCTAAACGAGCCTGTGCAGCTTCATCCTCAATCGCGGCTTTTACGCCATCTACGCCTAGCTTTACCGCATAGGCAGCGGCAGCGGCCGCAGCGGCGGCAAATGCAGCTTTAGCCATTGCGCCAAATTTCTCAACGCTTTTGCCAAATCCAGTTAATTCGTTTTCAGCGGCGGCAGTGCCACGTTTTAAGCCATCTAAATCAGCATCGAACGTAACTTTGACTTTTGGAATTGTTGCCATTAATCCAGCCTGTTTTCTTTAATAACGTCGGTTAGCATTTGAGCATATTCGCGTGCAACGACTGGCGCATAATAATCAACCGCTGGATTTATCCAGTAACCGCCGCGATTGCGTCCAACGACGAAGCGACGCGAATATTTGCGACCAATTGAATCAACGCCAGCAGTTGATCCGTATTCTGAACCCCAAAGCAAAGCTCCGGCAGGTGCTTTAGTTAATTTCTTTGATTCGCGACTTCTGTAAGCGCGGCCGACTTTCTTTGAGCCACCGACATCTACTCTAACCAAACGATCACGCTTTGGCGTAATAGTTTGAGCGACTAAACGGGTTTGTGGAACTGGCGATTGCAAAGCGAACATGTGAAGTTGGCCAGATAGACGCTGCGATAATGGAAATGCCCCATCGCGAACTTTTTGGCTTTCCTCTTTATCTAATTGACGCAATACGGTAATTAAACTTTTGAATTCTACCGGGTCGATATCAATCGCGAACTTACCTTGCTGCGATGCCATTACTAACCCCTTTGCGCCTTAATCGCTTCTAAAATTTCATAAAGCGTAAGTATGTCCTCATAAGATTTAATCGAATCGACTGGTTGTCCGGATGCAACCGCCAATTCCCACCTTATTCGTTCAAGGCTTCCGCTGGCGTAACTTTTGGGTCGTCGTAATCACCGACTTCAATCGATTCCACTCCGACTTCCCAAATATCATAAGGTTTAGTCGGCTTACCTGCCGCTGCACGAACATAAGCTGCATGAGCTAGGAATAGGAAGTCTGATTGCTGGAATGATTCGATGCCTTTAATGGCATAAACGCTTTTTCCAGTTTTACGTTCCCACTTAGACCATTCCGGCAAAGCTGCTAAGTATTCAGCAGCTTCGCCAGATTGGTAAGTTACCTTTATATTTAGTTTTATCATTTCATCCCCCGATTTTTAATTTTAGCTGAAAGTTTCTGACGGATTGCCTACGACTGTAAATGATAGCGATACAGTCTGCGCTCCTGGTGCTGCACCGCCGATTGATGGAACTTCTGGCAATACGTTGCAAGTAAAGACTGCACCTGTAACAGCTGTTAGCGATACCGCCAAAGTTGTATTTGGTGCTGATTCCCATGCTGTCCAAAGTGCTTCGCAAAGTGAGCCAGTTGCTCCCCAATCTGCGAGCATTTCGACCGCCAAAGTCCATTGATCGTCGATGTGCTTATATGCCTTACCATCCAAAGTCTGGTAGGTATCGATAGTTGCTTGATTTGAAAGAACGACGCTTGTTGCCTGTGCGTCGTAATTAGTGGATGCGATCGTCAAGGTTAGATCGCGTCCAGTTATGACGGTCGTAGCCATTTATGCTCCTAGTTTGTTTGTGTGTATCGGGTTGTTACTACGATTTCGGACGATAGTGATTCGCCATTTCCCACGTTAAGCAGTCGTGGCTGACTAACTGTTCCGATTTCGTAACCTGACGGAATGGCCGCCAGAATGCTGATTATTAATTGCTCCAAGTTATCAAGTGCAGCTGCGTTATCTGCATTCTGAACTCCGCAAGTGATTATGTAATTAAGTTTAACTTTTACGTTTGTTTTACCAATTAAATCGATTTCCATATATGGATCATTAGGAACGACCGCTAAAAATGGATTTGGTGGAAACTCCGGAACATGGTCATATACGTTGGCGGCAACGCTCGCAAAGGCGGTCGCTAATGGCTGCCGGACGCTCGAAAGAATTGTCGATGCTGGCATTAATTAACCATTGTTTCAACGTCAAGGAACGGAGCAAGTAGGCCAGTAACTCGTTGGAGCAATCCGCGCGATAAACGATATGGAGTAACCTGGAAGTCTGCGCCATCGATTGCACCGCCTACCGCTATTCGTGATTGATAAACTTCAGTGGATACAGCCAAGACAGCTGATTCAACCGCTGGAGTATTTGCGTAAAGTGTTGCCGCGTCATAGCCGCTCAAATACGCTTTAGCGCTAGGAATGATTGGGCGAATAGTTACATCGCTTCCGGTTAGCGCATATTGAAATGATTTAGCTGCTACTGCGGTAATTGTGAATGTGCCGCTAAATGGTGATGGCAGACCGCTAACGACGACGGATTGACCTACCACGAAATCATGCTCCCGAATTGTAAATAGTTTTGCGACATTCGATTCCAGCTGGTAAGACCCCACTCCAGTTGAATTCTGAACGAGCATAGGCAGAATGACGGATTCTGCTGTATCGATGTAAGTTTCTAAACTTGCATCGCTCACTAGGGCAGAACTAACGCCAAGCACGCTCCGCAGTTGGCTTGCTGTAACGATACTCGGCATTAGTCCTGTTCCCATCCCCTCGAAACTACTGCTGGCTTGCTCGGGAGAACACAGCCAGCATGGCTTTTAACTTTGGCTATTAAGCCTTGTTGTTCTTAAATGCGCCCGCAGCAATCTTTGTTGCAATTGCTCCGTATCCGTAGAACATTAGGCTGATTTGGCC